AAACATTAGATCGGGCTCCCCGTTCGCGAGCTTGCCCACTTCGATGGGGTTCCGGTCGTCAACCAAAAAAAGAAACACGTCACGATCACTGGCAAATAGTGTCGTCGTTTCCATGGTAACCGGCACGTCCGGATCATAAACGGCTAAACCGTTAGCGTTCCCGGTCATCATCCCCGGCACTTTCCAGCGTCCGCCAGATTGCTCGACCAAGTTTTTAACCGGTTCAATAATTTCCCAGTCGAAAATTCGACCGTAGTCGGGACCAGTCGCCGCACGTAGCTCGCCCCCTTCGTTCTGTGCTCCGTACACTTTCACCAATTCCCGGCCACGGTTATAGCGCAAACCCCATTGAATACAGTCCGCCGCCAATGGTGCAGGCAGGTCCCGAAGATATCCGGCAGGCGCTCCCGATAACTGAGACAACTGGCCAAAACTCCAATTGGTCGGGGTGTTCACGTGGTCCCGATAATTGTCGTCTTGGTACTCGATACGCAAATCCCCATAACTGGGGTTATCTTGGTCCAATTCACCAACAACGTTTATTTTGTGAGTGTCAACCGTCCGGCTTGTCATTTGCTGGGCGTCGTTCTTTTTAAATGCCAGCATACTGTTAAGCGACAGAAACTTTTGATCGTCCGGTCGGCTAAACCACTGGCTAGATACCGCGCTATTTCCGATGCCATGCGCGTAGGCATTAGTTTGATAAGTCATAATATTAACTCCGTAGTTAAAAAAAACGGGGGCGGAATTGCTCCCGTCCCCGATAATATCCCATATTTTTATATATGGTGCAAGTTAATTTTTTAAAAAGTTATTCCTGCCCGATATCGCCTGCAACATGGTGCCGGATAATCGACCGCGGCGGGAGTGATTTTGCAAACCTTAAAAGTTTTTCCCCGTCCGTTTCATCCGGCTGGTCGGCTTGACTGGTCGCGACCCAGTGCAGTCGCACGTTTCCGCCGTCGGCATAACAACCGCCGCGAGTATTTTCGTCGGCGGCTTTTTTCTTCGCAGCACCATGCGCGGTAAATCCGATCACATAATCCCGATCAAGTCGGGCGCACAGTGGAAGGCCGTTGCCACAATCGCGGCAACTAAACCCGTCGCGATATTCCGCTGGGCAACGCACGACCTTAACCGATCCCGATTGCACAAAATGCCCGCGGCTATTCGTGCGGCCAAGCAATGGGGCCCGCAATGTCTTACCTTCGCCCCACTCGGATTCCGCAACGACAACAACAGTCGGGACCGCCCGCGATGCCGCGGCGGCACTGGTCAAGCTTTCGGTCGAAAAGTTTATGACCGTTTTACCTTCGGCCAATTTATCGCCCCATAAATGCCAGCCAAAATGCGAATAAGTAAACGAGACACCCTTGCGGGGCACGGCGTCAAGCAAAGCGTCCAGATATTCCGCGTCGATTTGTTTCGCGCCCTTGCCGCTGCAATTCATTTTGCAAGCGGCTGGGCAGGTCGCATATTTTTCACCATTGCCAGCGCGATAGGTTACCGCGATGCCTTTAGTTTTTTTTGCCCCACTCATTTCTACTGTTTTCAACATGGATTGCCCTCCGTAGTTGTATAAGATTTATCGCATACTTTACACCATAAAAAAGCCCGCAGTCAAGCGGGCTAATTTTTTGTTTTTTTATTTACGTCTGCGTTTAGGTTTTTGTCTCAGATCGTCTGCTGCATCTTCCCCAAAAAGCAATCGATAAAACCATTCTATCAAAGCCATTTAACCTCCGTAGTTTGTTTATGACTATGGGATTGTATGCGATGTTGTAGGACATATCAAGCTAAAAACATTGTCCCAATCAATTTGGCCAGCACAATGAAACAAGGGCTCAACTTTGAGGCCTTCCATTTTAAGATCAACCGCTTCCGATCCAGCATACAAATATAACTGTTCCGGTTGGTTTTTGGTTTTGTGTTTTCTAACCATCACCCAGACACTCGCGTGACCATGTGTTGTTAACCACGCAACTTGGTGTGGTCGTAAATCTACCGCATTCCCTGCGGTGGCTTTAAGTTCAATGAAATGAAAGTTACCTAGCTCGTCACATAAGACAACGTCCGGTACTCCGGGCATCGCCCACGTTTCAAGCCGTGTTGCTTTCAGGTTCCTGCCAGTCTTCTCCATTCCCGTCTTCATCTGCCTCCAAAAGTCGGCTTCTCGCTTTGTCGCGGTTCTGGGAATTGCTCTCTCCTTCGGGAGTAACGTCGATAGTGATCGGGGCATAACTTTGTTTTATCTCCTTGAGCGCCTTCAACACTTCATCCTTACTCATACTGTCAATACTGCCAGTGCGAATCTCGCTCTTGTTTACATAAATGTCACCTTGAGCTTGCCCCCTCCGGTACTCTGCTTGCACGGCTGCACTATATGCGCCGTTGTTCAACGCCATGTCACGGATCGTTTGTAGATCACGCAAGTGACGTTGATAGTTCACACCAAACTTTTCATCTAATTCCGCACGATAAGCTTGAATTGCTGCCACAACATGCGGGCTAATATTTGGATTAGTTAATTCGTATGCTCTAGTGTGCGCAGAGCCTGCTGGATATCCTGCATTGATCGCTGCTTCTCGCATTGTAATCTGGCCATCTTTCGACACCAGTTCTTTCACAAACAATTCTTGCTTACGAGTAAGTGGTTGCGCTTTTGTTGCTTTTGGTCTGCCCACTCTTTTCTTTCGAACGGGAGCAACAGATTTACTAGGCATTTAATTCTCCAGTTATTTGGCGATAGTTTGCCACAAATTAACCTGCTTTGTATATATAAGCAAGAAATCAAAAAAATATAAAAACGATTTGAGCCCGCTATACGCAATCTTGATGTTTCTGGTTACATAAACTCTGGTACGGTTACTTTTTTGTTTTTGATTTATGTAACTTGAAATCTCTATATATAACAAAGCTTTAACTGCTCTGGTTACACGGTTACACCAGTTACACCTATTTTACCAAAAAATTTATTTTTTTATTTTTGCTCTATATATAAGTAAACGGCGTTTATTTGTGCCATGGACCGTGAGCCAAGAATAGAAGATAATAGGAACCGGCCCGGCCCTTTGGTCCCTTACGCTGAGACACTTCCACTCAGCCCGTCACGCCAGAGGGTTGGGTCACCATCCGCCAAAAAACCAGATGGCAAACCATCCACCGCCCACGATCAGGACCATAAGCACAATGTGCCACCCTGAAGCGTCATCGCCACCATTGTATTCTTTCCAGCCCATCGGGCCATCTTACCACAATTAGTGTTCCGTAACGTCTTGCGCCTTGACGACGGTATTCTTCTTAGCCTTCATGGCTTCTGCAAAAAAGTTATCTTCTTTCAGATCGTCAAGGTCTGCCAGATGCAGATTGATTTGGACGCTGGTTCCGTTGAGGCAGGCAAACGCGACGGGTGACGCGATGCAATGGTTGTTGAGCAGCCCGACGTAGACGTCGAGTCGATCAGATAGCATGTTAATGACGTGGCATACGTCGTCGTTACTGAGCCCGTTTACAAACTCTATGAGTTCGGTTTGTCGTTCTTGTTTTATCATAATGTTCTCCTCAATAAAAAACCCCCGATCCGAAGACCGGGAGCCTTGTGCTTTTAACTACTTGATGTAAACGACTGCCCGCTTACCGTTGTCCTGTCCCATTGACCAGACTGAATCGTTGTAGAAATAGGAGTAGGTGTTGTCGTCGATGAGGACGCGATACCTTCCTGTTTCAGCGTTGCCTTCGAGGACGGCTTGAACCGAAATCTGCGGTTCGAAGTTTTTACGTTCGCCCAGCATTCCGTTTCGGATCGTGGTGTAGGAGACGCAGATCGTTTGACCGATCAGGTTCCCTAGTGCCGAGTCGATGGCGGCTTGACCGTCTTTGGCCTTATTCAGGATGTAAGGGGTCTGTGTTTCACTCATGGTGAACCTCCGTAGTTTTTCAATTGTTAAAGAACGTGGGGCTTGCCCGCCCCATCAACCGGGTCATCCGATTGATACAAACATTTTACAGATGTATGCGATAAAGTCAAGTTTTTATTTTTCTTCAATAAAAACAGTAACTTACAAAGGTGGTTATTCTTCGATGTTGGCCCGTTTCATCGGTTTGGTTCTGAAAAAGCCTTTATAGTCCGGATACTCGTGCATAAACAGTCGAGCGTACAAAGCGATAAAATCGTTTGATATTTTGTATTCGTTACCGGTAGTAACAATCATGGTCTCCCAGCGAATGCGGTTGACGATCAACCATGCCGAAAGGTTACGGTGTCCCTTTCGTATGGCTTGAAAGGTGAACTTTTTGAATAGCTCATAGAACTCTGGGTTCTCTTTGTGCCAAGCCCACCATTTCGTTTTCAGGTCGTCTGTCATGAAAACAGCCAGACCGCGAGTCCGGCAAGTAAACCTCCAACAGCAGCCATAACTGCAAAGTGATGTCGCACGTACCATGGTTCGGGGTGCATGGTAGGCGCATCGTCATCCCAGTGATCTTCAGGCTCGTTACGAGCAATGACAACCTCTGGCACCTCTTCTTCAACCTCTTGTTTTATTTCTTGAGCCACGGCGCTTGCGTGAGCAGCTTGTTTATGCAAATTCATCTTCAGACAATAGTCGAGGACCAAAGCCTCGTCCCAACGATTTACCATTTTTGGACCGCGAGTCGCGGTCGTTGGTACTTTGAGCGGGGATGGGAATAGACCTTGCTTTACCTTGCGGTAAATGGTCGGTTTGCTGACGCGTGTGACATCACACACTTCGTCAATAGATAGCAGTTTTTTCATAACGGTCTCCATGAAAGGTTACATAGAGATTGTATGGGATATTATACGGAAATGTCAACCACGCAGTATGCGCTGCCAAGCTTTTTCAATCTCAGAAACAAGCTGCTTCTTTTTCTCTGCGGTTAATTCTTTGTCTTCTTCTATAGCCAGCAGACGTTCGTTGACAACACGATTGACGGTAGAAATAGCCCAAGACCAGTCGATCTCGCTTATTCTTTTTTCTGATTCCATGCACACCTCCGATAAAAAAGCCCCAGCCGGGGGCAACCGTACTGGGGCTGTTTCAACTACGGAGAACATGAGGGTCATGTTCCCGTGTAGTATAAACAGTTTTGTATGGGATAATCAACACTTAATCGCATATTTCGCAAACATTATCTGGATATTCTCCACCCTCTAATGGATCGTGAAGCGTGAGACTACAACCGACGCACTTGCGAATAAGAGTGCTGTCTGTAATTGCTACAAACGTTAGTTCTCTTTCGCACTTCGGACATCTATTATTCACTAGATTTTTGTGAATTTGCCCCGGCTCTGTCTTCAATTCTGTCACCATTAACAGACTCCATGTACCATTCGAACACTAATCTAAGCTGCCCACCTATAGTACGGCCCTCCTTTTTTGAGAGTTCTTTAATATCTTCATACACTTCTCTTGGTACGAGAATGCTTTTCCAACGTGTTGTATCCATTAACTATCTCCGAATGCCCCCGGATATCTACGATAATATAGGAAGATATACAAGAATGCAAGAAATCACTTTGCTTCACCCCATGATGGGCCAATCTCTATATCGCATTTCGAGGGCACTTCTAGCGGCACCGCTTCTTCCATAACTTTGGCCACGGCTTGCGCTTCGTCAACACTTTTTACAGACACGGCAATCTCATCGTGTATCTGGATCATGGGCAACGTGCCTTGTTTGTACAAATCAACCATCGCTTTTTTCGTCATATCCGCAGCAGATGCTTGGATTAATCGATTGAGTGCTTTGTA